CCCGCAACGAGAGCGGATCTCGGCAAAGCCCACCGTTTTGAACTCCACGCCGCGGTCCAGCTTGGCCCTGAAGCCGTCCGCACCCATCAGATACCACGAGCAGCATCCCTCCGTACCGTTCCAGGCGGCCTTGATCTCCAGGAACGCTTCGTACACAAGGTCGCCGACCTCGTCGAGAATGATCTGCGGGTGATCCAGCGTCCGCAGGTAGAACACCAGGTCGTCGAACACATCGGCGTATTTGCCGACAGAGTTCAGACCGAACTCACGCGAAATGTACCGGAACAGCCGCTGCTTGGTCTTGACCTGCGAGCAATCGACATATACGACGTGCGGGTGGGTTTTGGCGTGATGTTTTGCCGCGACGGTCTTGCCGATATTCGGAATGTCGCAGAACATACCCGACAAGCTGTTCCGGCGGCAGAGTTCGAGCTGCGACGAGAGGTATTCGAACGTAGGCGTTTTCACGACCTTCCATTCCGCACCGTCGTCCAGGCTGACGCCCAGCCGCCGGGCTATGGTCATCCATTTGGCGTCGCTGAGCTTCTGGTCGGTCTTGCCCTTCTTGATCTCGCTGTAGATCGAAGAGGAGATGCCCAGGGCGACGGCGTGTTTCGAGTCGGTTGCATAATTCTGCCGGTTACTGGAAATTGCCAGCACGATTCGGGATTTAATGTCGTTTGAAATCATATCGTAGGGTGTTTGAATTTCGTTCTAAAGGTCCTGTTTCGCCTTCTGCGCATAGTCGATATCGAACTCGAACTCGTCCGGATCCTCCGCCGGGATGATCGGGCCCGCCTCGACCACTTCGACCTTGTCGGTCGGCATATCGCAGGGGAGTATCTTCACCTTCTGAATCTTCTCGCGGCGGATCATGGCGTCGAACTGCGCGACGTATTTCGATTGCTCCAGGTAGTTCTGCACGTCCTCCCCGGTCCGCTCGGCCGTAGCTTCGTTATAGAGCCCTATCGGGGCGCACGTTGCGATGAAGTTGTTGCCCTGGTATAAGTACACCTCCGAAACATTGCCTTCGGCGTCGGGCATGTAAAAGGCTTCCACGGCGTAGTCGTTCGGCGCGAGCCGACCGATCAGCTCCGGCGACGGAAGGCCGAACTTCACGCCCCGCACGGTGCAGTACATATTGCGGCGGATCGACGTGCGGGTCCGCTCACCGATGAAGCGGTACAGCAGCGCCTTATCCACAGGCGAGAGATTCGGGTTTTGATTCTCGCAGAGCACCTGCCAGCGCGTGAGCCCGGGATACATGGTCTGATTCGGGTGCAGCTGGTTGTTGTAGGTTGCGATAGCCCGGATATCTTCGGTCACCAGTTGCTCATAGGTGTAGGTCGCCTCCTTGTAGGTGTTGTTGAACTCGTCGTAGATCTTCTCGACTTTCGGACGGTTCGCTTCCAGGCGGGCGTACCAGCGGCCGATGCCGACCTGCGAGCGCTTCTCGACGCCGTACTTCTTCGCCCGGTTGAAATGCTCGGCGCGTTTCTCCTGCGAGTTGCCGGGGTTACACCACCGAACGAACGGGAACACGACGCCCGCGCGCATCAGTCCGTCGGCGAAGTTGCCTACCAGGTGATGCTCGACCTCCACCTCGGCCGGGCAGTTCCAGCCCTGGCGGTCGATCAGCTGGAACATATTGCGGACGCAGTCGAGGAACAGGTCGGCTGTCTTGAGACGGTTGTACGCATAGCCGACCACGCAGCCGCTGGCGACGTCGTAGGCGTAGTAAGCCTTGACGCGGTTCCCGTCGGCCATCTTGCGCGGCAGGTCGCGGTCGTCGAGCGAGACCTTGGAAAACGCCCAACCTGCGGCCTTGCGGTTGTGGTGCGGGCGGTATTCGTTATTGAACTTCCAGGCGCTGTCGTGGTATTTGGCCCGCAAAGCCCGGTTTTTCGGGTTGTTCAGATAGTTGCGGATGGTTGCCTCACTCAACATAATGGGCTCGCCGTTTTTGTCCGTAAAGTCCTCCGGGTCGAACAGTTCCCCGGTTTCGGGGTCGTAAACGTCCAGCTCCCCGCACACGAACTGAAGATACATTTCATGTGTCGTTGTGTTGAAAGGCCGTTCCGGCTGGCAGTCGAGGGAGAGGATCAGCCGCTCGGTTCGGTAGTTGACCCTCCGCGTATTTTGATTCTGAAACTTCCCGGAGATCAGACAGGCATAACCCTCCCGGTTGAACTGGGCAACCTTTTTGCGCAGGCGCAGCGTGCTCTCCGGCAGGGTGTGCCCGTATTCCTGTTTGAAGTAGGCGACAGCAGCCGCCATTTCGTCCCATTGCACCCGGCCGCCGAACTGCGCACGCCGCAGGGACTTGGTGTTCACCATCAAACGCAGCACCGCGCGGATCGCCGAGGCGTTCACGGTATATTCGTTGACTTTGTCGGCCGGAAGCGGGCTCCCGTTGTCGAACCGGAACGTCGAAAAGAACGTGCGCGCCTCGGCGTCGAGGGTGAAATTCTCCCGGAAACACTCGTGTAATTTCATGGTTGATCCTTCCGGATATATCTCCTTGACCTTTTCCCGGTACTTGCTCGGCAAGCTGTCAACAACAACCAGCGCACGATGGCCCCGGCAGGCCCGACGGGCGACCGTTATCTTGCCACGCGCAGACAGCTGCTTGTAGTTCGACGGGGTCATTACAGCCGTCAGCTCGCCGGCTGTCATGCAAAGTATGTTATTGTAATACTCCATAAATACTGTCGTTTGTTGCTCCCCGTGCCGCTATCGCTGCGGATAAAACCTTTGTTTTCACGGGGATAATCGCTACATTTGCCAACCACTTCAAATTTTGCGATTATGGATACTTATATCCGCTTTACTTTCCATCTTCCGGATCGTGTGTCGCTCGATACCGTTCGCAAAGAGTTCGGAGCTCGTCTAAAGTCATTGAGCCTGCGATACAGAACTGAAAAGAATTTCCAATCCTATCGATGCACACCGAACTCAACCCAATGCCGTTGGGTGCTTGACTTTTTAATACTGCCGCCAGAATTCCAGCGAGACAATCATTTGGAAAAAGTTCGATATCTGAAAGAATCATGCTGGCCTCGGTTGAAGGAGTCGCACACGGAATGGGGAGACGTAGCCATTTACAGGAATCTGAATAGTTTTCCTCATCTGTCTCACACAATGTCGGTCTGGTGGCGATAAGCTCCTGTTCCGCTTCATGGTAGGCTCTCAAATGCCTCCTTAACTCCGATAAGTGATCGCGTCCCATAGGCTTATGCGTCGATTTGTTGCTTCAGATCGGATATTTTGCGCTCCAGCTCCCCGATCCAGTCGGCTATCTGCTGGCGCACGTAACTACGCTCTCCCCGGTCGAAACGTTCCAGCATTTCCCCGAGGAATTGCAGGTCGCCCCGGTGTCGGTCGCATTGCTCAAGGAGCATATCGCTCTCGGCGATCTCCACAGCGCGGATAGCATCCTGCTGGGGAACTCCGAAGGCCCCGCTAAACTCGATGGTGAGGCTTTCGTTGATGTAGGCTTTCGCCCGTGTGCTTCTCATGGTTTTATTTGTTTAGGGTTAAGTCGGCAAGGAAGGCGCGGCCGTGGCGACAGCTCATGTCGCACGCGTCGTGGAAATAGCAACTTTTATCGAGGCGCCGCGGACAGGTTGATCGGAAAAGTTCACTAACACGCTCCACTTCCGGTTCGGCAACCTGACCGGTGAAAATGCGCCCGCCCCGCTGGATGGCCGCAGCTCGTAGCATATTGGCGTGTGAAGAGTTGATCGTATACTTCAATGCACGATCCAGCGTCATGCGCGTGATTTTAAAGGTCCGTACCATTTCAGCTTTCACTGAAACCGGTAATAAGATTTGCTTGGACATACGGTTTATTTGCATTTTTTACTAACTTTGAGGCCGTGATACATTGTAACTGTGTTGCAAATATATACACAAATTGAAAACAAAACAACTGTTTTGTGAAAAATATTTTCATTTTGAAATTAGATGGTATCTAAAACGGACATACTCGGTCGCTTAAAATTGGCATCTAAATCCGAGTCAGATGCCGAATTGGCGCGTTTTCTGGGGATTGCTCCCGCTACGTTGTCAAATTGGAAAGCTCGCGGGAGTCTTGATTATGATCTCGTGTTTTCAAAATGTGAACAACTGAATCTGGATTGGCTATTGACGGGACGAGGCGCCATGTTCCGTGATGAGCAACCAACCGCTACAGCCGAGCCGACCATCATCTATAAGAGTGACCCCAAAGATGCGGCGATCATCGCCGATAAGCAGTTGATAATCGAACGGGATGCGGAACTGATCGCCTCGCTACGGGATAAGATCCGGGAGTTGGAGGCGAAATTATCGAGTAAGTCCGTGGGTTTACATTCTGCCCCTGCTGTGGATACACTGTCGGTCGGGGGCAACCAACCGTCTCGTAAATAACCCTCGTTTCATCGTCCAAACTGGGGGTACATCACATTTTTTACGCTTTTTTGCCCGATTTTCGGCATATATTACCCAAAAACAAGCATTTACGAAATTTTATCTCTGAAAATAACAGGGCAGTTTCCTACCCCTATAACCCTATATTTCGGCATTATATGGCGGATTTAGGGCAGTTTCATGCTTTTTAGAGGGGGTCAAAATCCGGGATTTGTAACCCCATTACTCAAAAAATGTAACCCCATTATGTAACCCCAATAGTAACCCCAATCGCTTTTTTGCCGTTTTTGGAGAGACACGGCGGAGAAGCTGAAACCGGGTCGCTTTTCCATATTTCGAGGGTTATTTAAACGGCCTTTATACGGGTTCAAATCCCTGTTAGAAGTACTCCGGGGCCATATTACACGAAAAAGGGCGTAAATCGAATGATTTAGCCCCGTAAATGAATTGCAAGCGAAATTCGCCGCCGGAATATGCTGAAGAAATTATACCTCGATTATAGCAAAATGCAAAATTATTGACGTTTCGTTTTGCGCGCCAAAATTTGACAAGCCCTCTTAACTATCTAATAAACAACCGCTTTTATACTATTTCCCGCTACTCGTTATTAATCGTTTCGTTTTGACCCCTATAACTGAGGGGCTGCGCAGGCCCGGCGGAGGCCGCAAGACGAAGCGGACTAACAATTCGTAACCCCAATCGTGAAAAAGAGCGCGGAAGAATGTCTGTTTTCAGAAATTAATCGTATATTTGCTAACAGATTGACACCTCACACACCGGAAATTCATCAAAACATTAACGGATATGTACGGAAAAATCAAAGAACATCTGCAGCAGGAACTTGCCGAAATCAAGGCTGCAGGGCTCTACAAGAGCGAACGGGTCATCGAATCGCCGCAGCGCGCGGAGATCGAAGTTGCAGGTCGTAAGGTACTTAATTTCTGCGCCAACAACTACCTCGGACTTTCGGACAACCCGCGGCTGATCGAAGCCGCGAAACGGGCCATGGACAACCGCGGCTACGGCATGTCGTCGGTGCGTTTCATCTGCGGCTGTCAGGACATCCACAAACAGCTCGAAAAAGCCATAGCCGACTACTTCGGCACCGAGGACACGATCCTCTATGCCGCCTGCTTCGACGCCAACGGAGGCGTCTTCGAGCCGATTTTCGGTCAGGAGGACGCCATTATCTCCGACTCGCTGAACCATGCGTCGATCATCGACGGCGTGCGTTTGTGCAAGGCCGTGCGCTACCGCTACGCCAACGCCGACATGGCCGAGCTGGAGGAGTGTCTCAAGCAAGCGCAGGCGCAGCGTTTCCGCATCATCTGCACCGACGGGGTCTTCTCGATGGACGGCAATGCCGCGCCGCTGGACAAGATCTGCGCGCTGGCCGAGAAATACGACGCACTGGTGATGGTGGACGAGTGCCACTCGGCGGGCGTGCTGGGCAAAACCGGCCGCGGCATCACCGAACTCTACGACCTGCGCGGTCAGGTGGACATCCTCACCGGC